CAGCTATTGCGGAGGAAAAGGACTTGCTTGATCGTAAGGTCGGCGATGCTTTAGCCCCTGAAATTGGTAAAGATGAAGAATGGGCGGAGCAAACCAAAGCTGTTACTGGGTCCCGTGGTTGGGCATCATTGTACCAGCAGCGACCAACACCTGCTGGTGGAGATATCTTTAAACGATCATGGGCGAAATATTATGTGCCTTCCATTGAAATGAAAGTGCGATTGGGACTAGGCGATGATGTAAAAGTCATGCCTAGTTCTTTTAGTCAGCAGATACAGTCTTGGGATTGTACTTTTAAGGACAAAAGCACTTCTGACTATGTGGCTGGTCAAGTATGGGCAAGAGATAATGCTGATTTTTATTTACTAGATCGGCATCATGAGCGAATGGGCATCGTAGAAACGATGCGAGCTATCCAATCATTGACAGCTCGTTGGCCGGAAGCAACGGCAAAACTAGTCGAAGATAAGGCGAATGGTACTGCCGTCATTGAAATGCTACAAAAAAAGATCCCTGGCATGGTTGCAGTGAATCCTCAAGGAGGTAAAGAAGTGCGCGCACAAGCAGTGGCACCATTTTGGGAGTCAGGAAATGTCTACGTACCTCATCCGCTATGGAAAGCATGGACTGATGAAGTGTTAGATGAGTTAGAAGCATTCCCTAATGGAGCTCATGATGACGATGTGGATTCGATGTCTCAGGCGTTGGTTAAGATGGATAAGCCTTTTGATCCAGACGATGTTAAACCCAATCTGCCTAAGATAAGAGGAAGGAGGAAATAACAATAGGACCTATTGAACGATTCAGACGTAACAGAAAACAAAAACGTATGCGCAAAGTATTAGGAAACATTCGCAAAGATACTTTAAAAAAAGTAGTTGCGGGCAAGTTCGAGAGCGGCAGGCAAACGAAAGCGAAGTGGGACTATGGTTTTCTTAAGCAATTGAACCAACCTGTAAAAAGAGAGTTGCACCGAGAAAAGAAGATACTCGACTCGCTGAAGTTACTAAGAGACATTAATCCGGATGCTTCAATGGCAGTCTGGAACTTTCTCCGTTTAGGTAACCAAGGACATGAGGTTCAGGTATTTGGTATTGATGGAGAAAACGATGAAGAGATGCAGCAATACATCAACGAGGATTTGGCTCCTCGAATTGGGAAGATATACGGTGGTGGAACTGACCAATTAGTGAATGTCCTAAATCTAGCAGGATTTACCTATGGCGCTGAAGCATTGGAAGTTGAACTTGATGATTCATTAACTGAGATTGTGGACTTTCATCCGATTCAACCGTCAAAGGTTGACTTCATTCCCAATGAAGAATCAGGCGAGCTTGAATTGTCTCAGCGGCAACCGGACGGGAAATGGCTGACATTGAATCCGGAGCAAGTGTTTTATGTTCCTTTAGATCCTGACATTGACGATCCTTATGGTCGTTCACCAATGCTGCCAGCACTTGAAGCAGTTATCTTTCAAGCAGAGGTCTTAAACGATCTGCGGATTATCGCTCACAAGATGGGCTATCCCCGTTTTGATGTGTCCGTTTCAACAGAGGCGATAGTCAGTAATATTCCTGAACGGCTACAATTCGATAAAGAAGGCTCTGAGAAGTTCATTAATGACTATATGGATACGATAGAAACGGCTTTTGCAGAGATTGATATAGATGATGATTTCTATCATGATGACACGATCAAAGTTGAGCAGGTTTCCGGTATGGGTGGGAAGAGTATTGATTTTAAATCTCTCTTAGATATCCTCGATCGACAAGTCACTGTCGCACTTAAGCAGTTGCCAATTATGTTAGGACAGAATCAGTCTACAACAGAAACACACGGGTCCATTCAATGGGAAATACAAGTTGCAGGTATTCGAAGCATTCAGAACATGACGAAGCGACTACTGGAAAAAGCCTACACAGTTGCCTTAAGAGTGAAAGGTAGCCAGTCTAGTGTTTCAGTTACATTTAATGAAGTTCGTTCGAAGGATCGTCAAGCTGAAGCAACCGCAGAAGCAACGGAGATTAACAACTTGATAGCTAAGGTTAATCAAGGGTGGATCGATAATGACGAAGCAGCCAATGAGATGGTTGGCCATGATGCAATATCAGAACCTAAACAACAAGTAGGCTATTCTAATTTATTTGGCAATACTCAAAAATCAAAAGAGGATGAGGAGGACGACGATGAAGGCAGACAAATCAGACGTTTCCCAAGCGAGATCTTCCTCAAAGAAAAAACTAAGTAGTGATCCATTTGTTGCTGAGATGAATGAGCCGTGGTCAGCAGATGTTGCTATCGTTGCTGAACAGGCTTATTTGGCATTTATAGACGTTTTATCTAATCAACGACAATTAATCCATGACACGTTAAACGATGCACCAGAACCACCCAATTTTGCGAATAACCGCGCCGATTTATCAGATTATCCTAAAGACTTTCAGGACTGGGTAGAAGAGTATGTTTTGAACAACCGAACGATTGATAAAATGGTTGAGGATTGGGAGAAGCTGTTTAATGAGTGGTTACTCGGAACGATCATGGTGGTCGGAGAGATCAACTATTTGAACATTCCTGTTGAAATACCGTTCAGTCCAGAGGGAGTATTTGGTAAGTATGATTTCATAGATGACAAACTATTAGATTGGATTGAGTGGCGATCGAAGTTCAGCGCATCAGAGATTGTCGGAACTTCTGCCGACCGTGTCCGTAAGTTGATCTATGACACTATCTCAGATAGTCCGTATTCGATAGACAAGGTGCAATCTGTATTGCAGCGTGATTATGCGTTCAGTGATGATCGTGCTCGTTCTATAGCTAGAACAGAGATTTTAACAGCTCAGACAACCGGACAATTCGGGTCAGATATGAAATTCGCAGAAGAGGATTTACTATTAGGCAAAGTGTGGCGAGATTCAAATGATTATCCAAGAGTGCGTGATTGGCATCATCATGCGAATGGTCAATTCAAAGAGTTTTACGAACCATTCATTGTTAATGGCGAACTGTTAATGTACCCAAGAGACTCTGAAATGGGAGCGAGCGCAAACAATGTCATTCAGTGCCGCTGCACCTATCAGTTGCTCTGGAAAGGCCTAGATGAAGATAAATTGAATCAATTAATATCTTGATGAGGAGTGAAAGCTATGGAAAATCAAGAAAACCGCGATATCTTTCAGTCAATGACACTAACAAGTTTATTACTCATATTCCACAAAACACACTTGAATATGTTGGAACACAAACGAAAACCACCGGACTCACTGTACCATTCTGGAAAGGCAGATAGTGCCGGAACGGTTGGTGATCCATCATCTCGTTAGCTGTCGCAAAGGCTAATACTACCTTCCTTACCTGAGTATCGTTTGGTATGATTATCAAATAGGAGGGATTTAGATGATTATTAACACTATTCAAAAAATTTCTGAACAACAATTTCCACCGATACAAATAGAATATGCAACACCAGAATGGATTCAAGTTTCTACAAATTTGCTTGGTATACTTATCGGTGCATTACTAGCAGCAGCAAGTTCAATTTATTTAATAAAGAAACAAAATGAAGCAAATCTCAGACTTGAGACAGATTTATTTTTAAAACAAAAAGAGATTGATGATTTGAGAAAGGCTAAAAGCTCACTTTTCTTATTGAATGCTACTGTTAATGAGCTTTATCCATTGTCTAATAGGTTGGTGAATTTAAGAAAAAGACTTGAAAATGAGAAAAATGCACTAAAACAGAGAAAAATGAGCTATGAAAAGCGTATCCACGAGCTCGATAGATTGGATATTCTCGAAAAAGAAAAAATAGTTTTAGAAGAAAAAATGACAGGAATAGCAAACAAAGGATTAGATGCAATTTTTGAGATTAATCTCACAATTGTCAGGTTCAAGCTACCTGATGAGCATAAAACCTCTCTAGATATTATAAGAAGTATTTCCGATCATCTTTTTAATGTTTATCAGGAGCCAAAATTAGAAAATCAAGACGATGACCTGAAATCAAACGATTTCTTACTTTCCTACGATCAATATATTGATTTACTCAGAGCAATTAAGAATTTAACAGAAAATATTTCTCTTTATGAAATTAGTAAAATAGAAGAAATGAGAAATGATGAAAGGGGGTGAAAGGATGACAGAAAACAGTTTTCCAATGTCAGTTCATGCAACGGACATTGACGATGAACTGCTATCGAAAATCAATAAGCACACGCGTAGGACATTCAATGCTAATGAGTTATTTGCATTCGAAGGTGTGATCAGCGATGACTCACTAGACACCTTTGATACTCGAATGGATCCTGAAACGACATTAAGAAATTATGCAGCAGATTTATTGTCAGGCGTGTCTATGATTGACTGGCACGACACGAATAGAGAGCCTTATGCTCGCTCATTTGATTCGAGTATTTACCAAGATGGTGAACTGACCAAGGTCTCAGGTAGCTTTTACATGCTAAGAGATAGCAATTCAAACGGACGATCAACGAATGATATTATTCGTAACATTGAAGGCGGGATCACGAGAGATTTGTCAGTTGGGTTCTCAGCCGGGATTGAAGACTATATATGTTCTGTGGATGGTAAATCCATGATGATGTCTCCATACTTCCCTGGTGATCGGACTGAAGAAGGTCAAAAGGTATTTTATTGGATTAAGAACGCCCATCTGCGAGAAGTTTCAACGGTATACAAAGGATCAAACCATAATGCTTACATACAGAAAGCACGACAGATGGTTGATGATGGTTTGATGGATGAAAACAGAATAGCGGTATTACAGGAAGGCTTAGGTACTCGTTTCGATGAGTTGGACAAGCCTTTTTTTGATGCATTAAAAAGACAAAAAACAAAAGGAGTGAAGCAAGTGGACATTAAAGAAATTCGTAGTGCAATTACTGATGGGAAATTAGCAGTAACTGATCTCCGCAAAGTTATGGAAGATCATGAAATCCGTTTTGAATCTCAAGAGGACGTTGCTATCCGTAACGCTCTTGGAGAAGGTAACGCAAGTGTTGAAGCAATCAATCGTATGAAGCAAGAGGCAGAAGCTGGCCGCAAGTACAAAGAGGACTTGATTGATTCAGCTGTTAAAGCACGTGTTGCTGTTCAAGGGGAAGATTTCAATGCTGAGAGTTACAAGTCTATGTTGACCCGCGCTGATTTAGAATTCATCAAAGAAGAACGGGAAAGCTACGAAAAAATGAAGTCGAAAAAATTTAGCAGTGGCCGGCAAATCGGATCAGAAGAAAAAGATGATGAAGTCATGGTACTTCGATAGGAGGAAAGAAAAATATGGGAGCAATTTTTAATCGTGGGGGCATCGTCCCTGAGAATTATGGATTAAGCTTGACAGTTTATCCGAAGACGGATGTGGTCTCTGGTCAGCCTGTGGTATTCGATGCAGCGGAAGGTGACTATGGAGTGTCGTTGTCCGTTGACGACAAAGTGGATGGTATTGTAAAAGTCGGTGGCAAGGCAGGTGATCCCGTTTCAATTTATGTAGTTGGGAAGTCTCGCAATGTCAAAGTAGAGGTTGATGCAGTTGTGGCGATGGGTGATCGAGTGATCGCTGATGCAAGCGGGAAGTTCATCAAATCAGGAGATGACAAAGGGTTACTTGTTTTGAAAGGGAATCCTGATAAAACAGCGGAGGTGTTGATTTAATGGCAGAACTAAAATTATTCAAGAAAGATAAATTTGCTATCGGCAATCGAATCATCGAAATGCCGCAGCAACATGAATTTTGGGAAGAAGCTCGAAAAGCTGCAAAAGCAGATGGTGTCAGCCAAGATTTGATCAATAAGAACACCTCGTTAATGGTGCGTTCTTATTTAGATCAAAACGACTTGACGATGGATGATTTCCGCAAGATGTTAAATCCTTCGTTGATTCGTACGAATGTCGGATCACTACTAGCAAACGACAATACAAAGCCATTATTTGAAACGTTAGTAGAATCGTATGTACGTGGCGTATTCGAAAAAACTGGCCGTGCGGCAGAATTGTTAATGGGAACCGTCAACATCGATCAGCAGACTACATCTTGGTACTATGCTGACGAATACGATGATGAAGACTTCGATTTCAAAACAGTAGCACAAGGCGGACCAATTCCGGTAATGACCATTAAATTGGCCGAAAAGAAAATGATTCAAGTATACAAGCGTGGAGGCGGTATTGAATTAACTGATGAAGCGAAAGCAATGAAATTCGATATGCTTGCTGCATTCTTCAATCGCCAAGGATTGGTGTTAGGTCGAACGGATGAACGAATGGTTGTCGATCGACTGATGAATGGATACTTCGATGATGGCTCTGACGCGCCAGAGGTTCGCGGAGTTGAAACAGTCGGAAAATTGACCATCATGGATGCATGGGACGCTCAGACGTATATGGAGGATGAAACAGGATTCACGCCTAATCGTGCGGTTATGAACCGTAAGACAGCGAAGCAATGGACATCAATCGAAACTACTCAAGGCACGCCAATTTTCTTGCAAAATCAGTTGAATGGTACTGCACCTGATGTGTTAGCTTCAAAACCGTTTATTTCTAAGCAAATGCCTGACGGTCAAATTATGTTTGTCGATACGAAATTTGCAATCAATGAGTATGTTTTCAAAGCTCTTTCCACTGAGACTGAACGGAATGCGAAAACTCAAATTGATGGATCGTATACGACTAAGACTTCTGATTACGTGCCGTTTGAGACTAAAGCTCGTATGATCATGGATTTAAGTAAGTCTCTTTAGGAGGAAATTCTATGGCAAAGAAAAAGGATGAAAAGAATTCTGAAGAAGTATTGGAAGACAAAGTAGTCGAACCAAAAGAGGAAGACGTTGTTGCGGATGAAAAGAACTCTGAAGAAGTGTTATTGACTTGCACGGTGGAAGATAAACAGTTCATTTCGAAGGGTGTTGTGATTAGATACGGGGAAAATGTAGCAATCGAAAAGCCGTATTCTTCTGAACTGAAAGCCCGCATCAAGGAAGGTTTCATTAAGGAAGTGAGCTAGATGTTCATTGAAAAAAAAGAAGTTCTTCTTCATTCTCGCTTTAAAGATCAGTTGGACAAACTAGAAGATGAGGCTTTTACTTCGTTGATGGATCGTGCTGATAATTACACGACTCAACGAACGGGATTTGATTATTCAAAAACTGAAAATCTAATCACGATGCAATCACTCAAAACGATTACTTGGCGTTTAGTCGACTATCTCTACTACTGTGACAATGAGATGGATATGGAGAACCGGTTTGAGGGGATTAAATCCGAGAACATCGGAGATTATTCGTACACTGTGAAATCAATTGGTGATGATGTTGGGATTGGTATTACCGGAGACTATGAGTTGGATATGCTGTTAGATGCATTAACAGTTGGTAAGCAGAATCCAACTTATTTCAATGTCAGTGGTCCGACAAGAAGAAAACCGAAAAGAGGTGGTAAACGTGTCTTTTGATCGTTTGCTGCCTCATTTTTGTACCATTCAATTTCCTGGTGAAGAAAAAGTGGGAGAAGATGGCTGGGGACGACCGATAACCAAACCAAAAGAACCGTTTCAGTCTCGTTGTCGCTTTGTTGAAGAAACGATCAGAAATAGAGACAACACTGGTTCTGATGTGGTGAGGTCGCTCTATATTTTGGTACCGAAAACAACAGAGATTGATCCAGAAATGGATATTTTAAACATAGTTGATGATGAAGGGAATTCTATCACCACAGCCAAACTTGAAGTTGATCGAATTATTAGACAAACAGGAAGGAAAAAGCTACATCATCATAAGATTTATCTAAAAGGAGCTGAATAATATGGTTGAAGGAAAAGCCAAGTATGCTTCGGTAACTTTCGATTTAGACGATGATATGGCTAAGTTCACCAAACAGTTTCCGAGGGTTCTTGATGAGGCTAGAGAGCTTGCTGTTGAATCTATGGGACGTGTTTGGGCAGATGGTGCGAAAGATATCACTCGAACGGATCATCATATTGACACGGCTGCTTATATTAATTCTATCGGTTATGCGGGACATGAATCGGGTCCAAACGGTTCAGATGTAGGGCCCGTGATCCATAATTTGACGAGTGAAGGTCGTAAAACTATTTTGGAAATCGGCTCTGGGGTCATTTACGCGAAGCCGCTAGAGAAACGATTCAATATCTTTGGCCGGGCGTTGGACGCAGAGCTAAACCGAATGAAAACACAGGGTCAAACAACAATCAAGAAGTACATCAAAAACAGGATGTGAGGTGGCTAGATGGACTATGTAGATGCATCCAGCAGCATACATGGATTTCTAAAGGCTGCGTTTGAAGATGAGTTCAAATCATTCAGAATATGGAAAATTGAAGCAGGAGCAGAACTACCATGTCTGCTTGTCAAGCCGATTGGCAAGGGTAGTTTACAGCTTCTTGTGCGTTCTGATGATGACGTTGAAGCTCTCACGAAATGCACTGAGGTCGGTAATTTTCTGAAACGTAACTTTGCAGATATTGAGGGAGTCAATGTGTTTGATGTTGATTTTCAGATGCCACCAACTCCTGATGTTGATGATCAATCAAAGAAAAACGAAGCATGGTGCTATATGAGAATTAGTTATTTTGAAAATTAAGGAGGAACTATTTTGGCAGATAAAGCACAAGAAAAGAAACAGGAAACAAAGCAAGGAGCACTCGGTACGAAAGAATCGAAAGTCAAAGTGATGGCTAAATCGAATTCAGGTGCAGGTACGACTCTTAAAGTTAATATCGAAGGTATTCCTAAGGAGATCATTCATGGAGAAACTCTTGAACTAAATGATGCGCAGTTACTAAAACTGAAAGTCTCTAGTTCTTCGTGGAGCTACGAAGAGGTAAAGAAGGGGGAAGATAAATAATGAATAAAAAGGATCAATTTTATCGTTTTAATAAAAAGGATATTCAAGGTGGAGCTGGGCGACTAATCCTTGGGGAAGACACCACTGTTCGTCCAACAAAAATCTCTGACGTTATGGACATGGATACCTATGAATTACAACCTGGCTTTCGTGATTTAGGTGCTACAACCGAAGGCATTGCTCGAGCAAGAGGTTACGAATCAGAGGATGTAATGATTGATCAATCTGTCGTACCAATTGATTCAACTGTTTCCTCATGGACTAATACACTCAATACAACTATGATGGAAACATCAATTGATAACCGCGTTCTAGCATGGGCTGGTGGTAGTATCACTGAAACCGCAGCGACGCTTGGAACGCCAGCAACATTGGCAGCTGCGGTCAATAAAGGAAACAAGAAGATTAAGGTCGAAACTGGTAAAGGAGCAAGTTTCGAAACCGTGAAATTTGCTAAAGTCGGTGATGAAACAATCGAAATATCTCAAGTATCTGGTGACATTGTTACATTGAAAAAAGGTGTTACCGCTGCGTACACGACATCTGATACTCTAACACCTGTTGAAGAACTAGGGACTAAAACCGTATCTTATGGTGCGCCAACTTCTGTTGATTCATACAGCTTAACTAACATTGTTAAGAGAGAAGATGGTACGTTCTTAATGGCTCACTATTATGAAACAAAAATTAGTGATAACGTTGAAACCAATCACGGTAAGGAAAAAGGAACTCTCCCGGTATCATTCTCAGCTTTTGCTCAGGATGATTTACCAGAAGATGAAAATGTATTTAAAGAAATAGAACAAGTATTGTAATCATAAGGCCTTGCTATAATGCAGGGTCTTTTATTTTATCTAAAAAAGGAGAAAAACATGACTGGAAATACAACAGTAGAACAAATCAACAGCGTAGTAACTGAAATGAAAATGGTTGAATTGAGCGATGGTTCAAAGGTACCAATGCCGCGACTGACAAATAGAAAAGTGGTGCGATTGATCAAATTTGTAGCAGGTGATGGTGTAATCATGTACGACCGATTTGTTAAGTGGAGAAGCGAGAACACTGAGAAAAAACCAGCGATTGACGAGAAGACTGGGGAACAAATGAAAGATGAGAATAAGAACCTGCTCTGGGACTTCACACCGCCATCTATGGAACAAACGGTCGAGTTTGCTCTAGAAATTTTACCAGATGAGAAGATTGCGGAAATACTTGCGATTGTACTTGGTAATACTGCTGAAGAAACAGAGGAAATGGATTTCTTTGACACAGCTTTGATCGTAACTTCATTCTTAGATAATACACCGATTGATAAGTTGACTGCATTAGTAAAAAAGATCCGTCCGAAATTCCGACCAGTGAAGAAAGAGGACATGAACGCAGCAGGGAAAACGAAAGCAGACACTCAGGATCAACCGGAATCAGTAGTGCCATTGAAACCTTCACCACAAGCTTAATAGAGCAAATCCAATACGTTTCTTATTTCTACTCTCTCTCAGAGGATTATGTTTTAGACCAGACATTTACTTGGTTGAAGCGGAAGTATGAATGGGGAAATAAACAAGAGTATAACGCTCGGAGATCAAGACAGTATGAGATTCAAATGGCGATAGTTGATTCAGTGAGTATGTTCTTGAGTAACCTGACTGGCGGAAATAGCTATGAGTCAATCTTGATGAAGCCGTATGAAGAAGCGATTGAAAAGGCGAAAGGTCAGTTAACTGAGTCTGCTAACAACGATGGCGTTGATACAACTCAATGGTGGAAGAAATAAAAATACAT